GCTAAGCCAGATGTACACAGCATTTGATCCAACTAACTTTGTAACTACTCAGACTTACGGACTTGCTCCTCAAAACACCACTATAACAATATCATATCTAGTGGGCGGTGGTGCATCTGCAAATGTTTTGTCAAATCAACTTACAAGCGTAGGAAACTTTACGATCACAGGAAACTCAACCTACCAGAATACTGTAGTTACAAACAACCCAAATCCGGCATCTGGAGGAGGTGACGGAGATACGGTAGATGAGGTGAGGATGAACTCTATGGTCCAATTTGGAACACAATACAGAGCAGTGACGCAACAAGACTACCTTGCAAGAGCACTCAGCATGCCTGGAGATTTTGGGAAAGTATCTAAAGCATACATAACTAAAGATGACGTTACGTTTGGAAGCTATTTAGCAAATGATCCAGCTGACAGAGACCCAATACTCGTCAGTCTTTATGTTCTTGGGCTTGACATCAATGGAAATCTTGCAGCTCCTACTGAAAACCTGATAAGCAATTTACAGACGTATCTTCAAGATTATAGAATGCTGACTGATGCTATCAATATAAAACCTGGATACATCATCAACATAGGAGTCAACTTTGATATATCATTGAGACCTAACTACAACTCCCAAGATGTTCTTGCAAGAGCACTATCAGCAGTACAGGACTTTTTTAATACAGATAACTGGCAGATAAACCAACCAATAATACTAAGCAACCTATACTCAACGCTAGACTCAGTAGAAGGAGTTCAAACTGTAAAGAACGTGCAAATAGTGAATTTGACTGGTGTAGCAAACGGATACTCTCAATATAGCTATGACATACAAGCTGGAACATTTGACAATGTGATCTATCCATCTTTGGACCCAAGCATTTTTGAAGTAAAATACCTGAACACAGACATAAAAGGACGTGTTGTAACAATGTAAAATACCAACAATGGCAGTATATAAGATATTCGCTTCGGCAGATGCAACGCTATACTCAGCGTATCCTACACAGAACACAGGTCTTGATGAGATCTTAGAAGTCGCATGTAAAAATAGCTCTGTGCCATCTGCTGTTCTTAGCTCAGGTGGAGGCGATGACATTCGTAGAGCGATGATTAAATTTAGCGGTGCTGATTTAAATACAGCATTTAGATTTTTTAATACAAGTGGGTATACTTATGATGCGTATCTAAGATTGTATCTTGCAACAGCAGAGAATCTTTCAAAAAACTATACATTAGAGATCGGAGAAGTATCTCAGTCTTGGACTATGGGAACGGGTAAATTCTTAGATGACCCTGCTGCCACAAACGGAGTATGTTGGTCTACTTCTGATTCTATTACTCCATGGGTAAATCCTATATATTACAACACTCCAGGAGGGGGTAATTGGGTATCAGGAAAAATTTCAGAAGACGTATTTGATTATAAAGATAATAAAGACATAAATGTTCAAGTAAATGATATTGTAAATTCGTGGGCTACTACCGGTACAAATAACGGATTCATCGTTAAGTTTCCAATAGAAGTAGAACAGAACTCTGGTAGCTACATAGGGCTTAGCTTTTTCAGCGTAGATACTCACACCATATATGCACCTACGTTGGAGTTCAGATGGGACGATTCTACCTATGATACTTCTAGTCTCAGCGTGGTAGACAACAGCAACATCATAGTGACCATAGCAAACAATCCAGGGACTTTCAAGTATGAGACGTCTGGATATGGTGGACTATACAACTTCAGGATAGCGGCAAGGGATAAGTTCCCAGCAAGAGCGTTCGTTACTTCTTCTGTGTACACCGTCAATAAAGTCTTGCCTGCTACTTCTTACTGGGCTATACAAGACGTTAAGACAGAAGAGATGGTGATCGATTATGACGTAAATTATACAAAGATAAGCTGTGATTCTAACGGATCTTTCTTTCCTTTTTTTACCGGAGGATTGGAACCCGAAAGATATTATAAAATATTAATAAAAATTGTATTAGATTCTGGAGAGACTATAGAGATCGATAACAACAGCGTATTTAAAATAGTAAGATAGCATGGAAAGCTTTGATCTAGTAAAAGAAGTCAGAGGTTTAAATACCTACAAGAAGGCGATAGATACAGGCTTTTCTGAGCTTGTAAGTCCTGCTCCTACGGTTAACGTGAGCGCAGTTACCGTATCAGACTTTTTCACTTACTACGATCAGCTTTTCTTTGACATACCAGTTTCAGGATCTACAAACTCCCACATGTACTTGGTACAAAGAAGCCAACAATACATAGGAGGAAATACAGTAGATATAGAAAAACAAGCTCTCATAGAAGAAATAAACTCTCTGAGACAGCAGCTTGTTAGTTTGAGTGAAACATACCTTAACATAAGTGAAATATCATAATGGCAGAGATAGTAAATATATCATACATAGGAGCAGGAAATGAAACTCAGACGTACAGTCAAAAAGACGATGCGCTGATAACCAATAATACTATCTACTCAAAATTTGGTGATCCTAATGACTACATTGAGTACTTCATATACGATCTGAATAATCAACTGATCGACTACAACTATGACGCAAACAACTACTATCCTGGACGTGGCGCCAGCAATCCTGTAACTCAGCAGTATGGTACTATAAATCTAGATCCTCAATCAGATCTAAAGTCTAGAGGATATGACAGAGGTTCTTTGAACATCCAGTATAATTTTCACAGAAACCTGTTCAATTCAAGCTATGGCAGATTCTTTTGGATAAAAGAAATATCTCCTAGCAGAACTGAAATAAAGCTTGCATCACAAAACATAAGCAACACTGATATTCTAAATGGGTATACTCAGTATCAAGCATATGCCGCAGGTCTAAATTACTATAACGACTTTTATCTAAACTTTGGCAATAATGAGCTTTTGATAGCAGTGAATGTTGCCTATACAGAAGATGCTGATGGAAGCTACATTCTGATAAAACTGTATGAACCGCTTCCAGCAGACCACGACGTAAAAGACCAGCTCTGGATAGTAGAAAAGCTTGCAGAACCTGCCACATACAACGTTGATGTGCAAGTAGAGGCTGTAGATGTTGTTCAACAAAACAGGCTAAAAGGACCAAATTTTAACGTAAAAGTAAACCAAACCGTTAATCAGACTACTCCTTACTACTCTCATGATAGTCTATTCTCTACATCTGTATCAAGCTCTTATCAGAAGATGATAAGCTATTACCAAGATAAGTCAATATCGATCAATGTAGACTACTCCGACTTTTCAAACTTCATACACTTTTCTAGCGCCACTAGCAGAATAAACAATTTTGTTTACAAGCTAAAAAGCATAGAGACTTACAATACTCAGATCTTAGCAAGCCTTGCACTCCAGGGTGGAATATCAAACCCTAGCGTGTCTGCGTCTGTTATTCTGCTTCAAAATTCAATAAGTGATCTCATAACAAACTTTGATGGATACGAGTACTACTTATACTATTCTTCTGGATCATCTGCTTGGCCAAAATCAAACTCAAAACAGCCATATACGCTGTACTCTGTTACATCTTCTCAAGCGTTGAACTGGCTTGGATCTAGTACAACAGTGCCTACTCTGTCAACATACTCAATACTGTATTCTGCGTCTTACTATGACGCAACAAACAAAGATCTGCTGACGAATTCAATACCTCAGTATCTGCAAGATGATTCTACAAATGAGCCATATGTAACTTTTGTAAACATGGTGGCTCAACACTTTGATAACATCTGGATATACTATAAGGACGTCACCAATAGATTCAATGCTACCAATAATCCAAACACTGGAGTGTCTCCTGATGTTGTTGCAGATGCAATAATAGGCCTTGGAACTACTCTATATACTAACACGAACGTATCAGACAACCTGTATTATAGTCTTTTTGGGATAAACCAAGACGGATCTTTGCTCCCTCCTACAGGATCTGAAAAAATAACTACCTATGTAACATCCAGCATAGCAACTGAATCTGCCAATGATGTTCAAAAAGAGATCTATAAAAGGATCTACCACAACATCCCCTATCTGTATAAGACCAAAGGAACAAGAGCAAGCATACAAGCGTTGATCAACATATTCGGTATACCAAAGTCAGTGTTGACAATAAACGAGTTTGGGGGGTATAACAGGTATTCAAAGGACGGAGTATTTGAGATAAACAACAACAAGATCACAGGATCTCTTTCTGTTCCAATGCTGAGTGGATCTGGAAATCTGCTACACCCCGATGTTACTATACAGTACTATCAGAACGACAACAGACTAAATTCTAGGAACTTAGAGGTAGGATTTTCTCCTGCAGATGAGATAAACTCTGTGGTGACTTCGTCTCTTGGGCTATTCAACATAGACCAATACATAGGCGATCCATCATACCAGTACTCAGGATCTTATCCAGCGCTTGATCAAGTGAAGAGGAACTTCTTCTCTGGATACAGCTACTACCACAACGTTTACGAGTACATAAGGATTCTGAAATACTACAACAACTCTCTGTTCAAGATGGTGCAAGATTTTGTACCGGCAAGGGCAGATCTGTCTACTGGCTTGATCGTAAAATCTCACTTGCTTGAAAGAAACAAGTATCAGAGACACGAACCGGCTGTAGACATGAGCATGAACTTCTCTGAGTCTATAGATCTGATAAAAGTATCAGGCGCAGATCCAGGTGAGATACCGTTCTCAACAGCAAACAACACATACTCTCAGTTTACTCTGATACCTCTATCGAACCCAACAGGATCTGCCCCAGTATACGGTCCAGTTCCGATCTCAAACACATACTCTTGGGAGAAATATACAGGTGAATTCGGAGGCTCTGAGATACAAGCTGACTATCATAACTTTGATCAAACTGAGTACACTTCTATAACAAGTCCTTGGACATCTTCTGTAGCTGGAGGTTGTCAATTAATTAAGATACAAAATAGCAACTTAATTGGACAAAATATAACTGCTAATTTTACTCTGTGTGACGGTACTCCATCTAGCTCCTATATCGCAGGTGGAGCTGACTCATCAACGCCAAATATCTGTATGAGAACTGGAGCTCCGATAACTATAACTCCAACATACGGATTGACTTATATATTTCGTAATGGAGATTGTACTCCTCCTAAAATGTATGTAGGTCAAGATCAAGGAGCTCTATACAACAACGTGACGTCTTCTGTGACTTCAAAACTGGTGACAGAAGCAGAATACAGCTATGGGATCAACACTCCTGTGAATTTTGATAACATAAAGACACAGAACTCTTGTCAAAATTGTAATAGGGTATACTGCTCTCAGTACGTAATATCTAATCCAGACTCTATCAACCACGTATTTTCTTATCAGAATTGCGATAATAATACTGTTGTAATAGGTATTCCTGCGAGTGGAAGCACTATAGTATGTGCAAAACCAGGAACTCTTAATTCTTACGATACTCCTGCTTACAGAGGATTTACTTTTTCTAGCGGAAGCATCTGTGGAACTCAGTTTTCAAACTACTCTTATCCCTCTGATTGTAAAGTGGTAAGCGTTAGCAATCTTGGAACTACTAATATACTAGCCGCCTATCTAGATTGTGCAGGAAACTTTCAATCCAAAACTATATCTTCAGGAACATCGGCAGGTCTAAGCTGTGTACAACTGAGCAGTGTATCTTTGCGATCAATATCTCTGGCTCCTTTTACAGCATCTATAATCGACGGCGGATACTGTAGTCCATACTATTCTCCTTATGAATATTGTCAGAATACAAACTTTACAGCATCTTCTGCATTTACGTTAGGATATACAACATGCGCTGGATACAGAGTCAGTCAAGCTGTTACTTCAGGCACTAGATTAAACTTAGGGTGCATTCAGGTAGGATCAATAATTGGAGGAACGTTTACCACTTCTAGCTTAGGACCTTGTAATAACCTAAGCAGCTATACGAAATATTGTGACTACTTCTTAGGTGCAAATTCGTCATGGGGTTTAGGTAATGGACCAGTAACTGCATCATTTATAGACTGTGGTGGCACTCCAAGAACTATATCACAGTATTCAGCTGGTACGCCGTTCATCTATATTACTCAGTGCATAAGGTCTGGTTCTCTTGTACTTACAAACTTAGACAGTCCTACGATACTAACCGGATCTATAGGCTACTGCGGCTACTATGAAGATCCAACTCCTTACACAGGAAGCAGACTTTTAGCAGAGGTACAAGACTACAACTACAATAGAACGAGCACAGTAAATTCCAAGTATGCAGGAGCCAAGAGCACTAGTAATACTTACAATGTATTCACAAAAGGAGACAAATCATATGGAACTTCTCCAGCAATGGACTACTATGTTGACTATACAGGACTTTTCACTAGTGTAGAATCAAGCTCATACTTCCCTGATCAGATGGTTGCCAAGATGAGCTACATGGCAGATCTTTCAGGAGGTCTTCAGGAATTGAATTTGCAGAACAACAACTGGGTGTACTTCCAAAACATGTATAAACCAGGAGATACTGTTACCATAAAGCAGTTCAATGCGACACAGTACTCAAACCAGAAATATCTTGATAGAGGATTGACGGTGGTTGAGAGCGGATATTCTTATCCTCCTTATTGGTATAGACAGTCTGGATCTTTAGAGTGCTACATTGTAGAAGATGGGGCAGTAGATTCATTTGCTACAACTGCGTCTTTTGCTCAGATCTTCGCATCTACTTTTGGACCAACAACGACGATTATAGATGAAATAAAATACACACCGTCGTATGATCCAGATTCTACATATCCGTACATGTATCCAACTATTCCGAGTGGATCTTTTTCTGGAGTATCAAATTACAATTGGTATAACGTAAGTCTTGCTTTTTCTAGCTCTTGGTCTAGTAAAAACGATCCATATTCGATAATAACAAATTTTTCAAGTGGAAGCAGGTATAATTATATATCGGGATCTTATTTTACAATTCCTAGAGATGGTGTATATAACATAAGCAGCGTTTTTGGTTTTGCTTACTATATAACACCCCCTGGAACTACTGGAGTAAATAGCATAAAATTAGATATAATAAAATGGAACGGTTCATCTACAACATATGGATTTGTAGAAGGTACTTCCATTTATAATTCAGGAATAAACCAATGGAATATACCTTCAGGAACAACTGTTGGAGGATTAACTATTTCATTAAATTCTCAAGCAAATAATGTATTCCTATCGGCTGGAGATAAAGTATCAGTAAAAATTACAGCGTATTTGAATTTTTCAGAAATAAGTTTATATGGAAGAGGCCATACTGAAACCTATCAAGCAATACCATCTAATGGATCACTATGTATAGACACAACATCGACAAACCACGCTTTATTCAATACGGGAAGTTACATCAGAGGTGGAAACACTTTAACTCTATCTTCTGGAATGAGTCAATATTTCAATTCTCTCACTACATATAATCCTGGGTATGAGTCAAATCCATCTCCGTTATATCCTAGATTTGGAGATGTAAATTACCCTACAGAAATAGATCCAGGAGATTACGTGATCTTATATTATAGTGGATCTGATGTAGGATATTCGTCTGATACTATATACCCTATAAGCAGAAGGATAACTGGAGTAAATTACGACTACTCTGGAAGCGTTACAAGCAGTGTGGCAAGCTTTACTGTGTATCCAAACATGCCAGGATTCATAAGCGGATCTAACATAAACAACTATCAAAAGGCCGTATTCGTAAAAAGAGTATCAGACGAAACAGTGCTTACTCTCCAAGGTAAAAAAAGACCAGGTCAAACTTCATATGGATTTGTGGTGCCAGAGAACTTGAATCCAAACATAGCAAAGAACATAAACACGCTTCAATCAACGATACAGTCTCAGATACTAAACTACTAATCCATATATTTATAAACATAAACGAGATACAACAAAATGGCGTACTTAAATAATACATCGGTGGTGATAGATGCCATCCTGACGAAGAAAGGAAGAGAGCTCCTAGCGAGAAACGATGGCAGCTTTCAAATAACCCAGTTCAGCCTTGCAGATGATGAGGTAGACTACAGCCTCTATAACCCCTATCACCCGTCAGGTTCTGCTTTCTACGGAGAAGCCATCCAG